AGGGTGTGTACCCTGGATAGTCAATATTAAAGTAATTCTCTTGATCACTCATTTCAATACGTCTCGTTGTTTTAATTCTATAAATTTAAGTTATAATACCTTATTTATAGTTTGCCACCTTTAGACGTACTCAAATGTAGCTTAATTAAGTCTATATCCGTCTGAGAAAGCAGGTTTAATGCTTCTTTTGCCTTAAAAAAGCTATATCCGAAGAATTCTTGTATAGTTTCTATATTCTCTTCTTCAGACTTTAACCATTTATTGTATCGTTTGGATTTTCTTACCACACTCTTAAGAAAGTCATATTGTAACTTTTTATCCAAGTGAGGTCTTGCATTCATTTCATTTCCTGCAATAACCGTGTCTTTTCCAAATCCCATTGCACGATTAACGATGAAAGCATTGTATTCATTTTCTGTTCTTTCATCTACAATTAAGTTGTCTTTAGTATAGTTGATGCTATTAGCAAAATCGAAGGGAGATATCTTTTTAAGTTTCTGCTGAAACTCCTCCTCGTCTATTTCTTCTATAGGTTCTCCAAAACCTTCTAGAATTGCTTTTTCAACCATCTCCAAATCCTTGTTGCTAATATGTATGTTATAGAACCTACAAAGAACCATATGAAAAAGTTATACCACCAAATACTCATGATAAACCCCATATAGTTACCAATATAACTATTAATACTAATATCTGTTCTATAGTCATATTAACCAAAACTGTAACTGATTATTAACATTATAATTATAAAATATATCGTCAATATTTTTATGTCTGTATCATTATTCATTAGAAATGCCTTAAAACTCCTGCTATAATAAAAAAGCAGGTTATGAAGTTTACACCTACGACTATTGTCCTAAGGATAGCCACCATATCTGCTTCCCTGGAATCATCGCTTGCTTTCTCTCCTAATGACATACACCACAATTTCCATAATCTACTTAAAGTCAATGTATTGCCCTTCTTTTAAAATACTGTAACCTTTTAACAATAGCTCAGTTACAGTGGTTTCCCTTATTTTAGCTTCTTCCTTGATTTCTTCCTTCAACGATGAAGGGACACGAATTATGATATTTGTGTCTTTAGACTCTTTTTGTGCCATTTACTTGAATTCCACATTCGCCATAATTTCTGTCAAACAAGCTGTCAAGTTAATCTCCTGATCTGCAACAAATGCTGCTTTATACTGATAATCAGCAATTAACAAGACTAATTGAGGAATGCTCTTAATCTCAGGAAGTAGAGTATCGTATATCTGTCTAAATATACCCTGAGGGTCTGTATCTACACTATTTACTACCCATTGTCTCATCTTCTTCCAATCCTTTTCCCTTAGACTCTCTATAAGGGCCTTAGCATTGATTTCCTGGAAGTTACTTAATATACCCTCATCAACTTTATTCCCTGCGCTGTAACGCTGCAGTTCATTTATAACCCTTCTATAATCGGGAAAATACTTGTTTAAGAGCTCCGCTAGTACCCTCTGATTGTACTCTACACCCTCGGTATCTAGTATGTACTCCATCCTTTTTAGGAACTTAGAGGCTAATACAGGCTTATCTGAGGGTGCTAATTTAAAGTCTATAACAGTAGTCCTGCTATGTAGAGGGTCTATAAGTCTATTGGCATAGTTACATGTAAATATAAATCTACAGTTCTCAGAGAACGTCTCTATGAACCCTCTGAGTGCTGGTTGTACACTATCCCTATTCATGTAGTCTGCCTCATCTAGGATAACAACCTTAGTCTTACCCTCAAAGGAAACAGCACTAGCAAAGTTTCGTATCTTAGTTCTGAGGGTATCTATTTGCCTACCTTCATCACTACCATTAATTATAATATAATCACAACCCAACTCATTACATAATGCGCGTGCAATAGTTGTTTTGCCTGTTCCGGCACTACCACTTAATAATAGATTAGGAACCTCTCCCTTTGCTATAAATTGTGTGAACTGTTCTTTTACCTCATCAGGTATAATACAGTCCTCTATGCGTGAGGGTCTATATTTCTCGACCCATAAAAATTGTCCTGGTTCCATATTCTACTTACTCCAAACTAGCGAACTATTTTTGCTCCAAAATTCTGGCCTTTTTTTCCTCGACATTTTTGGATTATCTGATTTTCTCCTTAACCTCAGTCGAATCTGAGAGAGACAAATCTATATGCTTACCTTCTGCCTCAGCAATAGCATCATCTAAATCACCAAAGGTTTCTAACTCATTACTAACAGGCTCATCATTTAAGCTAGTAGTAACAGCAGGCCATCCAAATGCTTTAACATTATCTAAAACATTTTCTGGTTTACTCTTTTCATAAGGATCGCCTTCAATATCATCTCCAAATCCTTCTTCAACACCTGACCAGACAAGTTCTTTGTCGTCATATATGCCTGCATATCTCCATGACCTTACACCAAATCCTAGGTTGTCTTTTCTAACATCCATACCTAATTTAATAGTAAAGTCTGCACTACCATCTGGTAGCAATTTAACATTAACAAGGTTCTGATCTATTGCCCACTCGTTCATAACGAATGTATCATTAACACTAACGCAATAAATATCATCTATTCCTGCTAGTCTAAACTCATGGTATAGTGCTTCGAAACCTGGTAACTGTTGACCAGAACATGTAGGTGTAAACGCTCCAGGCAATCCAAATACCACGATCCTTTTTCCTTCGAATAAATCTATAGAATTAAGATCAATCCACTTGCTTACGCCGTCGATTGTTTTAACATGCTTCTTGAAAACTGCTGGAGGTATTTGTGGGTTTAACTCACTCATCTGTTTCCTCCGATGTAAATACATCTAACTCACCCTTCATTACTTTTCTCACGAGTGAGATAGCTGGGTTGGGGCGAGTAAATATATACTCAACTGTCTCACCAAATTTGTTGAATTCTACTATCCAACCATTTGTTGCCTCTCTTAGAGAGACTTCTAATTTCTCTTCGTCCATTGCGACTCCTTATATATCTGATGAACGCTCAAGCGCCAACCAGTATTTTAATTCACCCTTACTACTCTCTAAGAACATAAATTTCTTCTGAGAAAGAGTTACACTATAACTACCAGGGATAACCTTAAAGTTTTCCATTGCTAGTTTAGCATCAAAGGTTTTGTCTGTTGTTCCTATTACTTGTCTAAAACTATTAGACTTAGGTGTACTAGGGTCACCAACACTAACTACAACCTCTCCATTATCGCCTACGACACTTAACATAGGTCCTGCTGTAATAGCAGCAGCCTTAAGTATCATGTCTACATCTTCTTTTGTTAAATCAAACTGAAAGAAGTTGTCTACATCAATACTCTTGTCAGGTGCACTAACAATAATATTAGGATCTGCATAGAAATATTCAAATCTAGAATTGCCTTTTGTAACAATAAGAGACTCGTCTCCAAACTCAACGTCTGTGTCTTCCATTAATGTAAGTAATGAAAGCAAACTATTTAGATCATAGATTGCGAATTCTTTAGGGAAGGATTCTGTAACCTCAGTTCTGGCAAATATGTTTTTACCTGTACTGATAGTTGAAAGCTTGTTGCCTTCTCGAACCAGAATGTTTGTGTTGATTGTAGCAAAGTTCTTGAGGACTTCAAGAGTTTGTTTACTAATTTTCATAATATACTCCAAATTTAAATCTATAAGTGTATTATAGATTCTTTCATACTAAAAGTCAATATAGTAGGGTACCGTTTTAGGTATTATGTTCTACTAAAGTTCCAGCAGTACCATCATCAATAGCTTGAATGCTATATGAGATGTTATTATCAGTGCAATAAGTTTTAATTGATGTTTGAACTGCTGTCCAATTAGAACTCTTTAATGCGCCACCATTTCCTGTAGCAGACTCTATCAACGCTTTATGTGCATCCCAAGTTGCCTTGTCTGGTGCTGTTAGTGTTGCAGTAAGTGTTAATTCATCTTCTGATAAAGAATAACCTGCCTCAATACTTTTATCAGCATAATCAGCTAATCTCTCTGTATGTAGGTCTGCATCATAATCAGATATCTTAGGCCAATTAACTCCTGTATTTGGTCTAGTATAAATTTGCCTTACGACGTATGCCATTTTAGTCTCCCAATAATTGTCTTACACTCTTATTTATAAGAGTTTTGTCTTTAATTTTTTAAAAAAGGTAGGCTTCCATATCATCTGGTAAGTCTTCAAACTCTAATAATCCTAATCCTTCATACCCAGGTCTAACTTTATCGGTTAACAATCCTATTCGTTTAAGATTAGGAATTACTCTTCTTAAGAGATGTTTTCTCGTGAGCCTAAAGTTTCTACCTAGTTCAGTTGTTTCAAATTCACATGCAAAATTGTGTGCTCCTACAGGATCAAATCCAAATTGTTTATAAAACCCTGGTGCAAAACCAACTCTATTGAGT